TAAAAGCTGGTAGTAAAGGCGGTAGACCTGGACAATGGTCTGCTCGTAAAGCACAAATGGTAGCTAAAGCTTATAAAAAAGCAGGTGGTGGATATAAATAAATGGCTTATTTGCAAAGCAGCATACCTTATTTTAAGTGTTGGGTAAGAAAAGAATATACACATAATCACGAAAAATATCATGGTGAATTTTTACACGCTATGGTTATTGGAGTTACAACAATTCCAAAACGCTGTCTATCATTCCAAGTAATTTTTACTGGTGCAGAAACTTACGATACAGATGAACCAAATGTTCATGGTGGAGCTATGTGGGCTCGTATGCCTATTACAGCTCTTGTAGGAGATACACCTTTTGAAGAATGGGCTGAACCTATGGAAGTATGGGCAGCTCAACCCTGGGACTGTGCATCTCGCACACATAGTATATATGTATTAGAAAATTGTTCACCTTGTCCATGGATGGCTAAAATTGATGGTAAATTTTATCCTGCAAAGTATTACTTTACTGTAGATTATACAGAATCTGATACAGCAGATGACCCTGCTCAACATAAACAAAATCATGTTCTTGAATTATTAGATGCAGGTAAATGGACAGGAAATATAGTAGCTTTACCTAATAATAGGGTAAGAGTTACAAGACCTGCACAATTTGAATTAGGAGAAGGTGCTCCAGATTTTAGACCTTCACAACATATTCATTACAGCAAATCTGATTTAGATTACACTTTAGATGTAAATCAAGTATTTGATAATTTATACAATGAAAAAATAGAGGAATAATAATGCCATTAAAAAAATCTCAAAGGTCATTAAAAGATTGGGGTAAACAAAAGTGGCGTACTTCAAGCGGTAAACCAAGTAAAGGTAAAAGAAGATATCTTCCTGATGCAGCATGGAAATCTTTAACAAAAAGTGAAAAAGCTGCAACCAATAGAGCTAAAGCAAAAGGCAATAAAGCTGGAAAACAGTTCGTAAAACAACCAAAAAAAATAGCAAAAAAAACAAGGAGTTATAGATAATGAATGAAGAAAGATTTAGTGGAGATATGAGTCGTAATGAGGTTGAAATAGACCTTAATAAATTTATGGCTATGGTTCAAGAAATTGGTGAATTAAAACAAAAAATCATGGAATTAGAGAATGATAAACAACCTGATAATCCTTGGCAAAACTGGATATGGTTATCTAATATGATAGATGCCTGGAGAATATTTCCAAGAATGTTTTTAACAGTTTATATAGTTTTACTTTACAAATGTACTATTTGGTTTATGGAATTAGATGCACCAACTTTTGAACAATCAGGTCTAATATCTGTTGTTGTAGGTGCAGGTGCTGCTTGGTTTGGACTATATGCAGGAACAGCTAAAGATAAAATTAATAGTAAATAATGGAAGTGTTTGACCTTATAGAAAAGGTCGGACTACCTATAGCTGGTGGTCTTATAATGGGTTATTTTATATTTCTTATTATGAAACAACTTATGGGTAATCTTGTTAAAGATATAAAAGGCATACAAGGTATTACTAAGATGCTTATTACTAGAGCGTCAATTATGAACAACGATATTATTAGAATAGATACATCAGTATCTAGTGCTTTAAATTTAAAACCAGATTTAGATAGAATTGCAAGAGCAGAAAACTTTATAGAAGATGAAAAAATAGACGCTAGAAGAGATTAATGGACATAGTTGTACTAGTAGAAAAATTTGGTTTTACAACTATTATGGTAGTTGGTCTAGGTTATTTTGTTTATTTTGTTTGGCAAACTATTACTAATATTATAGACCCTGCTATATCAGAAATGAAAAAAACAATTATTAGACTTACTGACCAACTTCGTTTATTAGACCAAGATATGATACGATTACAAGAGAAAGTTAATACTGTTTTACAATTACAAGAAAAAGAGGTCATAAATGAAAAGAAAAATGACAAAAAAAGAAATTGAAAAAGAAGAACTAAACAAAGATAGAATTGCTTGGTTAGTTATGTTTATAGGAATAATTTTAATTATTGGTGTTTTTGTAATAAATGTAAAAGCAGACCAGGTAGTTTTTAAATTTAAAAATCCTAGTTTTAGTGGTGTTAATACAAGTTCACATTATTTAACTATTGAAAATCAAGAGTTTAATCGTAAAGAAGCATTAAAGGCAGAAATAAAAGCTTTGCAAGACCAGATAGAAAGAGACAAAGAAAATACAACTCTTGCAAGATTTATAAGAAATTTAGAGTCTAGAATATATGCACAATTATCTAGACAGTTAGTAGAAAATTTATTTGGTGAAACTCCAAGTGATAGTGGTGTTTTAGAATTAGAAGGCAACAGAATAGAATATAGTGTTGTCGATGGCATAATAACTTTAAATATAACGGATTCGGATGGAAATACAACAACGATTTCTTTGCCTGTTGGTGATTTTTACTTCTAGTTGTGCTGTATTAGAAAATCAAGATTTAGCATTAACAAAAAATATTAAATCTAGTTTAATATTAGATTTGCAATCAGAAGAATTAAAAAATTTACCTGCTGCAAAACTAAAACCATCTGTAGCTATATATCCAAATAGTTTTAGAGATTTAACAGGTCAAAGAAAAAGTAATAGTTCTTTTGCTTTATTTAGTACAGCTATAACACAAGCTCCAGAAGCACTTTTAATTAGAGCATTAAAACACGCAGCTAATGGACAGTTTTTTACAGTAGTAGAAAGAGTAGGATTAGATAATCTTACAAAAGAACGACAGTTAATAAGAAGTACAAGAAAAGAATTTAAAGAAAATAATAAGATGAAACCCTTATTATTTGCTGGTTTAATCATCGAAGGTGGTGTTATTAGTTATGAATCTAATAACAAATCTGGTGGTTTGGGTGCTAGATATTTAGGAATAGGTACTAGTAAACAATATAGAGAAGATACAGTTGCTATATCTTTAAGATTAGTATCAGTATCTACTGGAGAAGTATTAATAGAAACTTTAGTATCAAAAAATATTATATCTACAAGTATTTCTCAAGACATTTTTCGTTTTATTGAAGCTGGAACTGAACTTGTAGAAGTAGAAGGCGGTATTGCAAAAAATGAAAGTGTTTCTATTGCTTTACAAAAAGCTATTGAAACAGGTATTTTAAATATAATTTATATAGGTATTGAAAGAGGTTATTGGAAATATGATGAAAACAAAATTAATAAGCCTGATTGTGATGCTGAGTGCATTGCCAATATTCGCGGCTGATAACGAAATATTTGTAGACCAATCAGGTGCTACAGCAAATATTGATTTAGAACAACTTGGTTCAGGCAATATAATAGGTGGATTACAATCTGCTGCAGGAAGTATGACTCCTTTAGATTTAGATGGTCTTAATTTGACTTTAGATATAAATCAAATAGGAAACACTAATAAATTTTTAGGAGATATTTATGGTGATTCTGTGACAGGATTTTTTGAGTTTGATGGTGATAGTAATACCTTTACTATACAAGGCGACCCAACAGATACTTATGGAATTGATAATTCTAACTATAATGTAGATGTTACTGGAAGTTCTAATACTTTTACTTTAGACCATGGAACAACTGCATTAGCTGCAACATTAGATTTAGATTGGATTATTAATGGTGATAGCAACACATTTGATTTTGATATAAATTATGATGGTGCTACTAACTATGTTGATGTAGATGGTGACGATAATACTGTAAACTTTACAGGTTCAGGATATGCAGGTGGATATTTTTATCTTGACCAAACAGGTGATAACAGAACTTTTAATATTCAACAACTGAGTACACAAGATAATGACTGGCTTAAAATTCTATCTAATGGTAATAATGGTACTGTTTGCGTCATTCAAAATGACCAAGGTACAAGCACAAGCTGTTAATATAGGAGATATTTCAGAACTAAATGGTAATGCTCAAATATTAAGAGATAAACCATATACAGCAGATTTAAAATTTGATATACAAAGTAATGATGAAGCTATCACTACTAATGGTCGTATGGCTATTACCTTTCTTGATAATTCTACTGTAAAACTTACAGAACATTCACAATTATTAATTGATGAATATATTTATGACCCTGACCCATCCAAATCTAAAATGGCACTTACTTTTGGATTAGGAACAGCTAGATTTATAACAGGCAATCTTAATCGTATAGATAAACAAAATATACAGTTAAAAACACCTACAGCAAATATAGCTATAAGAGGTACAGATTTTACAGCTACAGTAGATGAGTTAGGTCGTAGTCTTATAATACTGCTACCAGACGCTCTAGGGCTTTCTAGCGGTGAAATAGAAGTAGTTACTGCTATGGGTACAGTTATTTTAAATAAACCCTATGAAGCAACTACAGTAAGTGTATTTGAATCTTCTCCAAGCAAACCAGTAATATTAGATTTATCACTAGATATTATTGATAATATGTTAATTGTTACGCCACCTAAAGAAGAAAAATTAGAAACAGAAGAAGTATCTAATACACAAAATGATAGTATTTTAGATTTTAATGATTTAGATATAGATTATCTTGCTGAAGATTTTTTAAAAAAAGATGATTTAGAATTTACAGAATTAGATATTAATTATCTTGATGTAAATTATTTAGAAGATTTATTAAAAGTTGTTGATGCTTTAGCAATAGATGAAGATGAAAAACAGCTTACACAAGCAACTGTAACTAGAATTACTGGAACAAATTTTGGACAAGACCAAGAAACACAAATAACTACTTTTATACAAGATAATGTAATCACTCTACAAAGAAGTGTAAGTGAAAGTGTTAAATTAAATTTACAAACAGAAAATGCTTATACAGTTATTTTTATACAAGATGGTGTATCAAATATAATAAAGATAAATGGTGGTGGAGATTCTGTAATTAAAATAAAACAGAGTAGTTAATGAAAAAATTAATAATACCAATAGTTATAATATTATCACTACCTTTATTATTTCAAAGCACACCAACAGAAATATTAAAATTAAAAGTATTTGATAGTTTTATATCTACGCCAGAACCAAGTGGTAATTTTGTAATATTAAATATTACTGAAGATGATGTAGAACGTGAAGGTGGTTATCCTTTGCCAAGAAAACGATTAGCCGAAATAAATATAGACTTAATTAGTAAAGGTGCTATAGGAGTTGGTTGGGTAATATCTTTTCCACAAACTGATAGATTTGGCGGAGATATACAGTTTGGCAGGTCTTTAGGATATGCACCATCTGTTATAGCTATGTTTGAAGATGGTAAAGGTAATTATCCAAAACCTACAGGAACAGTAGTGAAAGGTGAAAATAATGGTGGTATAGTAAGTTTGGGAGTTAAGGAAAACCTGAACACTCTTACAAACAATACATTGCAGGGTTTAGCCATTGCTCCCACCGAAGTAGACCAACTTGTAAGAAGAATTCCTCTTTTAGTTAAAACACCAGATAATAATTGGATACCTAGTTTTGGTACACAAATATATAAATCTATCTTTGATGTTAAAACATACATTATAAAAACTAATGATAATGGTATAGAAGAAATATCAATTAGAGGAATACCACCAGTTAAAACAGATAGTCTTGGTCGTAAGTGGATAAGTTGGATAGATACACCACAAACTAATTTACAAGAAATGGATGTAAATGGTAAGTTTGTAATAGTTGGTGTAACTGCTAATGGTGTTATGCCACAGATTGCAACCCCAGTTGGTTTGTTAGAACCACATAAAATACAAGCTGCATTAGCAGAATCAATATTAATACAAGATAGCCCTTATATTCCTGATTGGCATTTAGCTGTTGAATTATTAATTTTAGTAATATTAGTAATTGCAGTTTGGTTATGTATAAATATTTTTGGAATGACGGCAGGAATAACATTAACTGGTCTATTATTCTTTACTACAATATTTTTTGGACATTGGTTTATACAGCGTGGATTGTTGATTGATGTAAGTTGGACTGTAATATCAGAGTTTATAACAGCATCTATAGGATTTTATTTACGATTTAGAGAACAATACAAATTAAGACAACAAATTAAAAAACAGTTTGGTAAATATCTTGACCCCAGAATGGTTAAAAAATTGCAAGATAATCCAGAGCTTTGTAAAGTAAATGGTAATAGAGTTGATTGTAGTATTATATTTACAGACCTTAGAGGATTTACTAGTTTATCTGAATCAGTAGAACCTGAAATGGTTACATATATTATGAATAATGTATTAGATGTACAAGTAAAAGCAGTTAATAAATATTTTGGATGTACTGATAAGTTTATTGGTGATGCAGGTATGTTTCATTGGAACACAATAATTCCACAAGATGACCACCATAATTTAGCTTTACAAGCAGCACAAGAAATAGAAAAGAATATAAACCAGTTAAATATTAAATTTAAAAAAGAAGGTATACCTGAAATAGCAATAGGTATTGGAGTTAATAGCGGTATTTGTATTGCAGGTAATTTTGGAGCTACTGATAGATTTGCATTTTCTCTTATAGGCGACCCATGTAATGTTGCTGCAAGGTTAGAATCAAATACTAAAGTTGCAGGTGTAGGAACATTAATAGGCGAAGAAACTGCTAAAAAATCTAAATTTAAGTTAAAATTATTAAAACCAATAAAAGTTAAAGGCAAGTCTAAACCATTACAGGTATATACATGGAAATAAAGTTAAAACTAATTTTTAAATGGTTTATAAGTTTATTTCAAACACGTTATAAAATTACTGTATCTTTTAATAAAGAATATGGTGATGCAGATGATAAAACTTACATATGTAAAAAAATTATTACAAAAAAAGAAAAACATCTTAAATTTAAAGATGAAGATAATAATATAATCGAATACAGAAGTGCTAGTGGTCTTAATTACATAATAGAGGATGTTTAATGCAACAAGTATTAATAGGCATAATATTATTTTTAGGATTTACTGTTTACTATTTATTTAATGAAAATAAAACATTAGCAGCAAATAATCTTATTTTAGAAAATGCTATAGCTACACAAGAAGCAGCAATAGAAAATTTACAAAATGATTTTCTTTTACAAACAACACAATTAAATGAACTTACAATTAAAAGTCAAGCAGCACAAAGAGAACTTAATAGATACACTCAGTTTATAAAAGATTATGAATTATCTGCAAAAATACTAGCAGACCCAGTAAAAATGGAAAGGAAAATAAATAATGGTACAAAACACATTATGGAAGAAATTGAAAAAATCAGCAATGTTGTTGATGACCTTGATGATGGTTTGCAGTTGCAGCCTAATTCCGACTAAACAAATAGAAGTTACAGCCAAACCATTAGATAGGACAATAGTACAACCTGTTATGCCTAGAGAAATAGATTTAAAAGAACCTATGTGGATTGTTGTCACGCCTGATAATTGGGAAGAACAACTTGCAAGAATAGAAGAACAAGAAGGTGAATTAGTTTTTTTAGCCATGACAATACCTGATTACGAAGTAATGGCTTACAATATGCAAGAATTGAAAAGGTATATAAATGAACTGAAAGAAGTTGTTGTGTATTATAGAACAGTTACTACAAATAAAAAGGAGTAAACAAATGAAAATATCACAAGAAGGATTATCATTAATTAAAAAATTTGAAGGTTGTGAGTTAAAAGCTTATAAATGTGCAGCAGGAGTTTTAACAATAGGATATGGCTCAACTAAAGGCGTAAAAAAAGGTGACACTATTACTCAAGAAGAAGCTGATAATTTATTGCTACATGAAATGGATGAATATGAAGGTTATATTAATGATGCTGTTATTGTTAATTTAAATCAAAATCAATTTGATGCATTAGTATCTTGGGTATTTAATCTAGGACCAGCTAATTTAAAAGCTTCCACTATGCTTAAAGTTTTAAATAATAAAGAATATGATGATGTTCCAGCACAAATTAAAAGATGGAATAAAGCAGGCGGTAAAGTTTTACAAGGGTTAATTAGACGTAGAGAAGCAGAAGCTTTACTTTTTGAAGGTAAAGAATGGCACGAGGTATAAATAATGCCACTAAGAAAATATGTATTTAGACCAGGTGTAAACAAAGAAGGTACTAATTATAGTAATGAAGGCGGTTGGTTTGATGCAGATAAAGTTAGATTTAGAAAAGGCAGACCTGAAAGAATAGGTGGATGGGAAAAACAAAACACAAATAGTTTTATAGGCACTTGTAGAAAAATATATCCATATAAAACTGCAGTAGGTTCAAACTATATTACTTTAGGAACTCATCAAAAGTTTTATGTATTAGAAGGAAATACTTATCATGATGTTACCCCCATACGAGCAACAACAACTAATAGTGCTACTTTTTCTGCTACTAATGATAGTTCTACTTTAACAGTTACAGATGCTAGTCATGGAGCTGTAACAGGAGATTTTGTTACATTTAGTCAAGCTGTAAGTTTAGGTGGCAATATAACAGCTACAGTTTTAAATCAAGAATATCAAATTACTTTAGTAACAGGTACAAATACTTATGAAATAACTGCAAAAGATACTTCAGGAACAACTGTTACAGCTAATTCAAGTGATACTGGTAATGGTGGTTCTGCAACAGATGCAGCTTATCAACTTAATTCAGGATTAGATGTTTATGTATCATCTACAGGTTGGGGTTCAAGTATATGGAGTACAGGTGGTTGGGGTTCAACAAGTAATTTAACATTAGCTAATCAATTAAGATTATGGTCAATAGACAATTTTGGTGATGATATTTTGTTAAATCCTAGAGGTGGTGGAATATTTTATTGGGATGAATCTGCAGGAACAAATACAAGAGCAGTAAATGCAAACACTTTAGCTGATGCTAGCAATGTGCCAACAATAACATTTCAAGTAATGATGTCAGATGTTGATAAACACGTTATAGCTTTTGGTTGTAATCCTATTGGTTCATCAATTATAGACCCTTTACTTGTAAGATTTTCTGATACAGAAAGTGCAGGTAATTGGACACCAACAGCCACTAATCAAGCTGGTGGAGTACAGTTATCAATGGGTTCTACAATAATAGGAGCTTTAAGAACAAGACAAGAAATTCTTATATGGACTGATGTGGGTATAGTTTCTATGAGATTTGTAGGTG